GCTTCAACTGCTGCTTTGATTACTTCTGGGGTAGCATTCTTTTCGAAAGCAGATTTGAATTCATTAACAAGCTTACTGTCTGACTTGATCTTATCTAAAACAATTTTCTCAAGCTCAGTGGTTTCATAAGTCTGCTGCTCTTCGGGGGTCATCGTCTCCCACACACCAGAATCTTGAAGCTCTTTGATCTTGTAGTTTAGCTCTGTGGTAGCTGCTTCTCTTTCTTCATCTAACAAGGCAGCTTGTTCTGGTGTCCTCCCACCTTCTTCAAACTGTAAGATAAGATTTTTAAGTCGATCCATGCGATCAAGCTCTGGATCAACTTGAGTCTCTGCCCCAGTTGTTTCGGCTGCTGCTTCTGCGGTAGCATCAGCATTCTTTTTATCCTGCTCTTCCGTGGGTTCTACTGGAGGAGTTGCTTGAGCTGCTTCGGTTATGTTCTGAACTTCTTGAGCAACTTGAGGAGCTAGGTTAAGTAGATTGTTAGCTCGTTCTCTTAGCTCTGGGTCATTAGCTACACCCTCTGCGAATCTATTAAGCACTCTACTCTGAACTGCAAATGAAGCAGCAGCATCCTCAAAATATTCTGGAGCTATATTAGTGGCAAAAGATCTAGCAGTTGGAGCACCAGCCCCGAGAAGCATACCAACAGCACCACCTTGAATACCAGCATCCCAAACATCTTTGAACGGAGTGTTTCTATCTGCGAATGCGTCTTGAATTAAGACGCTGGTCCACGCATCCAACCATTCTTCAAAGCCCTCTCCAACAGAGGCCATAGCAACACGACCCACACCAGCAAAACCTGCATCGATTAGCTCTTTCTTTGCAGCCGCTTGAATCATTTTCTTAAATGTTGCATCGCTCATGAGCACACCAGAAATCTTTTCTGATGCGTTCTTGATCTGACGAAGACTCAAGCCTCGCATGAACATTTGTTCTGCCCCCGCAAACTTACCTCCGAATGCGTGACCAATAGTAGCTGTGATTAAACCAGTAGAGATACCATTAGTTATCGCACCATCCAAAGCTGCTGTGCGTGCTAGTTCTTTAACCTCTGCTGCAACACGCTCTTTACTCCAGCCATCTTCCCAAGTTCCATCAGCACTTGTATACTTCTCAGTAAGCTCTGCTGTTTTAACCTCAGTGACAGCTCTGTGAATATTACCATATGCACTGACACTAGATCTGTTTGCCGCTGAAAGGAATGTTGCTCCTGCAAAACCTAAGCGTTTAGCTGTGGCACTATTGAAATCATTAACAATATCAAAGACCTGTTTGTTACTCAGGTTTTTATATTTATTACCTGTGATCAGGCCATCGACCACTTCGTCAACCGTCCCACCAGCTTTGATTGCAAGGTTACGTGTTAAGCCTCCTTGCAAGACAGCTCGCATTGCATTAGCACCAGCATACCAACCACCCCTACCTAACGCTAACGTCTTTCCACCAGCCATCATTGCACCAGTCGCTTTCGTGGTGAATGTGCTTAGGCCCCGTGTGATCAACGCATCTACAATAAGAGGAGCGGCTGCTTCTAAAGCTTGGTATCCAACACCCATCTTGTAACCAAACATATGGCCCAACTTGTGGATGTGTTCTCTCTTCTTATTGATCTCTCTTAATCCTTCGTTACCCCAATCCGAATCAAATACTAAAGCACTTGCTCCATAAACGAGTTCAGCAACAGAGTTATAAACGCTATCTGCAATACCTTCTGTCCTGATATTAGGGTTATCTTCTGCAATAAATTTCTCCAGAACTTCTGAGTCAGACAACCCAGCTTCTACTCCAGCAAGTTTAGCTTTCGCCCATCGACCTTGAATGTCTTCGTCCGAAGATAATACTTCATCATAAATCGCGTAGTTATTAGCTACCGCTTTAGCACGGTTTGCTTCCAGCTTCTTACGTTCTTCGATGGATACATTTGCATCATCCAATGCGATATTAAACTCTTTAGGTTTAAGAAGTAACTTGTCGTGAACAAGAGTCCCGCTGAAGTTTGTTCTAACAACGTTGTTCGACATACGATCAATGTCATCTGTAAGTTTGAAAGTAGGAGCAATCCCATCCTCCTGACTACCAATGACAGAGATCTTTGTGCCAAGATCTTCTACTGCATCCGCAGCAATATCACGATCAACTCCAGTCTCTCTTTGAACAATCCCAATCAGGGCTTCTCTGTTAGCTGCTGCATCTTCAGTGAGTCTACGATAAGCAATCTTGAACTCGTCGTTCTCATTTACTTCATCTCTATATGCTTGGTCTTTGAAGAGACTACCCCATATAGATTTAGCACCAGATCCGATATAGCCTAACCACTCACCAGCGGTATCCCACATATAGTCCCCATCATCCCAAGACTGAGACATACCTTGGAACCTTGCTTCAGCAAGGACTCGTGCTTTTAAGAAAGGATCATTCTTTGCTGCGGTCTCCAGAAAATCATAGACTTCATAACGCTCTTCCAGTTCCCACTTCATGAGCCCTGTATCCTCGTCCACGACTCGTGAATCTCTAAGGTTGAACAAGTCTCCTGCTCTAACACCCAGAAGTGGATCAGCATTCTTGATCTCTTCTAGTTCTCTTTCTTCAGGAGACAAGCCATATTGATCAGGAGAAAGGGTTCCCGATACGAGTCTCCGTTTTCCAGTCTGATCTACATATGCCCCAATGGTGATGTCACCATTTCTAAACGACTCCTTAATATAGTCTTCCCTGAGAGAGCGCACTCTTTCTTTGAACACATTCATGTCAAAGGAAGCAGGGAGCGGGGTATCGTTAAATCGATTATCTAAGTATGCAGATACATCTGCTATATCTGAACTAGAAAGGTTGCCTCCTTTTTGTAGAAGGAGAACATCATCATCCAAAGAAGGGTTGTATGATGCGTAGATTTTTTTCTGAACTTCTTCTTGGTTCTCTTCAGTAAGTAAATTGTTTCCCTGTAATACTCCTAGAAGACCGCGAGATAACTGAACCTCTACGTCTTCATTATACTCCCCAGCATCTACATATAATTTACGCAGGTGCTCCGTATATCGAGCAAGACTTTCAACGGGGTCTTCGAATGTATTACCGTCTGACACCCACTCAGCGTATGGTGTCTCAATTACTGAACTAGCCATGAACTCTTAATGTAAATTATTTTGTAGGAATGAAGCCTTGGAATCCAGAACCAACTCCATTTGAAGATCTTTTTTCTATAGGTATATCTAAAGTCGCCTCTGGATTATATTGGCCCTTACGAATTAGTATACCTTCTGCTTCAAACTCCCGAAGTGATTTGTTTATTTCTCTACTTCTTTCTTTGATTCTATCTTTAACTGCGTAGGGATTAAAATCTTCGCCTTCTTTCATTCCATATTGTAACCCCACACCTTTGATATACTGATCAGCTCTCTCCATGAGTGCTCTGGCTTTGTCTTTGGCATCTTGATCGAACGATCTTGCCAGCGTTTCTAACGCAGAGGCTCTATCAGATATGGCTTTATCTAGGTCATCATCATCAGCTTCAAGTTGGGCTAGAGTATTCAGTTGTGACTTTGCTTCTGCCTGATTAACGTCAAGAGCCCTATTGTAAAGGTCTTTCCTAGCCTTCTCCGCTTCGGTTTTTGCTTTACCCATCCAGAGGTTATTAATCTGCTGGATGACCAACTCATCATCAAGGTCTGCTGGATTCTCCTCAGTGATCCCACGCTCTCTCTTATACAGATCGATTAATTTGTCGGCTTGTTCCTGACTAAAAATAGTTTCAGCCGAAGTAAGATACTTAGAAGTGATCTTGTTACGCTGCTCTTTGTTCTTAGTAGCTTCTTCTTTGTTCCGCTGCATCCGATTACTAAACAGCCTACGGTGGGCAGCCAGAATGTCTCTTGCTTTTGGACTGTTCCTGAAGATGTCAGAGTGTTTCAATTCGAGCTCGTCTAGTTTAGCAAGAGCTTCTTTTGGTTTGTGACCTCCGGATCGAATAGTAGCTAAAGGATCTGTGAGCTCATCCGCTCTCGTATCATATTCTCTTTCCTTTTTCTTAGCATCTACCGCATTCTTCAGGTTAAACATATTCGTAGCGAGCGTGAGGTTATGCGCTTGCTCCTGCATAAACTGGTCCCGCAGTTTCATGTTGCGCTCCATCAATGGATCGAGGGCCACTGAACGAACACGAGCAAAGTAATCACGATCCGCAGAGTTCATACCCCTCAATCCGAACTGATCCTTGAGGGAGGTTGCATCTATATTGTAGTCTTCAGCCATACCTATTTTCCAAAAATGTTATCAAATAAATTTCTTAAACCCTTCTTCGCCGCATCCATTGGGTTCTTTAAAATGGCATTACGAGCAGCTCTGTTTGCAGCTTGTAGCCTTGCCGCTTGATTATTGATGTCGTCTTCAATAGCACGCATAGCATTATTTCTTAAGGTAGGGCCACCTATGAAGTTCTGCGCTGCTTGACCGACGAGAACATTTGCTGCATCTGGGAAGCCTCCTCTGCGAAGCATTCTTCCCCGACGCATAGCTCGACGCAACGGTAGGTTAGGTTGGAAGGGAGCTTGCCCCTGACCTAGTTTAACTTTGTTCTCAAGTCTCGGATTCCAGTCTTGAACGTCAGGTAAAGGCCCCACTCGCCCCTTATTTAAAAATCGTTGATTACGAAAATCTGGTATCTTACTCTCACCCGCATTCCAACCAAACGCAGTATTTCCTGCATTATTCGGCATCCCTCCACGAAAATCTCGTGCCTCTGCCCTGTCCTCTGGATTTGTTTTGTCCATCCAAGGAGAAGCAAATGGGTCAGCAGGGTTAGGAATATTATTCCTTGGGGGTGGTGTAGATTCTACCCCTTGATCTCCGCTAGAACCTGCGGCTCCTTCAGCATTAATATAAAATTTAGGGTCAGGATTATAGTCAGATCCCTCTTGGTAAAAAGCAGTATCGGTGTCAGGTCCTAGATCCACATCGAACCTATTAGGAGCTGATCCAAGAGGAGCGATGCCAGCCGCAATTCTATCATCATCCGTTACGTCATATCGAACCGCCATGCGGAATATATTATATTTTTCCAGTCAAGTTGTCAATCGAGGAGGACCGACTCAGAGTTCTGTAACGCTGTAGATAAGGACTTTATCGTGGTCCTACGCATCGGCATACCCATCGACCCGTTCTCTGGTGGATCAACAGCTACTAAACCTAGACGCTGGCGAGCACAATCAAGTGCAAGGAACGCTGCATCAGCAAGGTCAGGACTCCTACCAAAGCGGGATTTAAATTCTGGCTTAGACTCGATCTTCATCCTGAGCCCACCGCTTTTAACCATATCATAATTCCTTGCCGTGATCTCTTGTGCTAAGTCAGTCGTGATTCCGAATACCTGCTTCGTTCTCATCAATTCTTTGCCCACGAACCACAGTTCAGATACACGGTTCACGTATAATTCAGAACCAATCTTACTACTGTTCGCACTAACACGTTTGTCACTAGCCTTCCCACCGAAAGAGATCCTCATAAATTTGTGAGACCACTCACCTGCAAGCACATCACAGAAGGGAGCACCAGCTCCAGTAGCATCAACACTCACATTCTCAGGTAGGATCTTTCGTTTGATGCACTGGTCTTTGATCTGTTGAACAATCTGGTAGGTTCGGGGAACAGCTTTATTTGTGGCATCATCGTTGAGGTGGATGGCCTCGCCGAACTCAATGACATACTGACCCGTGTGATCATATCCGCACTTCGCTGTGTATAGGATCGTTCGGTCTCCCCCGTTGGTGAATGCGGGGTCAATTCCACAGATGTTGACGGGCGTTCCCTGCCAGTTCACTTTACTCATTGCCCCACTCGCAGCGAGTTCGCTCTCCGAATAGATACCAGTTGTCTCGTCGCTATCGAAGAAGACCGCTCGAACCATTCGCATATACCCCCGACTCTCGACCCCTAACAGAGCCTTATCCTCTGCCAGTTTCTCTGCCGTTGGTAGCCACGGATAGATAACCTCACCCGCAAGGATGTTGGGACTACGCTCACCATCAAGACGAATGTATTTGCCGTGCCATTTGGTATCCCATTCATCGTCGATATTAGTATCGATTCCATCCCATCCATGTTTGGGAGTAGCCCACTCACCGAACGCATCGAAGCGAGAGTTAGGGTTACTCATACCAATCATTTGGAAATACGGGTTCTTCGACAAGTTCGTCAGACCAGCATTCAAAATGGCAGATGATAATTCAGATAACTCGTCCCCGATTAGGAGGACCCTTTTTTGTTTGATACCGATGAACTTACCAATCGCTTCTTTCGTCTTGCTCTTTTCAGCAGCAATAAGAGACAGACCAGCTCGCTCAATGAGTGTGCCTTTTTCATTTATGTATGCAGCGTTGCCTATTGAATCCCGAATCTTGATCGGTGCTCCATCAATCACGGACAACAAAGACATGACTGATCCCCAAATCCTTTTGCGTGCCTCACGAAGCGTGGTTGAAGTCATCAGGACCAAGGTATCAGCAGGCTGTGATAGCCAGTTGATGATACCCCAAGCAGCCATGGTATGTGATTTACCTGATGAAGCAGACCCACCGACAGCAAGATACCTATTCTCGATAGCAGCACGAATCATATACGTGGCCCACGGATGGCGAACCATGAGTGGCTCAGGTAGATCCTCGTTGTTCCATAACTCATCGCAACACCTCCAGAAATAATATTCCTTTGCAGATGGAGATTCATGGTTTGCAAATCCAAATAACAAAGCGGTTAGCATACTAGTGGGTGGGATTTGTAGTCCACCCACATCCATCCTCTTCGTCTTTGGATCTATCTTAGGCTCAAGTAACTGCTTGTGCCTTTCTTCATTTAAAGCCATAATCTGTTAATAAGATACGATGAGTTCAGATCCCAAACAAGACATTCAAGAACGTGCTGTCGAGCTTTATAATCTGGACTACACTAACATGGCAATCGCTAAAGAGCTAGACGTTCATCCTGCTACGGTTAGGCGGTGGTTTAAGAAGAGAGGAATGCCAGCACGAAAGCAGGGATATGTTCCTGTCGAGAAGGAGGAACCTAAGAAAGAAAGATCTGGTGATACCCTCGCTCAAGACATTGAACAGAACTTAGAGAACATGACAGATGAAGCAGTGCTAAGGGCAAAGCATGATGCTCGTCTCGAAGAGGACTCTGCTATGCTGGAGATTGCAGAGAGCCAGAGCTCGCCAGCAGATAAATACCAACATTACATTGCTGCCGCTGGAATCAAACTTCTTCGAGACAGCATGAAGAATTTAAAAGGTCCTAAGACGGTAAGAGAACTGTCAGAACTAGATCAGTTGATCCGTAGAAACTTAGGACTAAATGCAAAAGGTGGTGGGGCAAGCAAGATGTCAATCGACATCTCGATCCTCAATAACAAGAAAGCAGACCGTGGTAATGGGGCCATCATAGACATCGAACCTAATGATCAATAACTTCGATAATTTTTCATGGGACTACGACCCCAATAAAGACCCATACAACAAGCGTCTTAGGGTTGTTGGTTTCGACTTTGAAACCAAAGGCATAACTGACACTGCATATGATGAAGTAATCTTTCTAAATCAACTAGAAGATGCACTACTCGGTGTGATCGAACATTCTAATGGGCCTCCTGCGGCATGTTATTCTCAATCTGTTTCGCTCCAGATCCTTAAACGTGAGCATGGTTTGTCAGATGATGACGCTAAGTTTGCGATTCAGGAATTAATCAAAGCTGATTTAGGACCAGCATCTCCTTGTTTTTTAGACACCTCGATTGTTGCGAATGACTAAACTCTTTCCAGATAGAATCTTAGTTAAGAATCCTTCGGTGATTATCCGAAGAGAAGATCCAAAGAAAGACGATTTCTATTTTGAGACCCGTCAGTTAAGCGGTCTTTATTACCGTGTGATTCCTTCGAATGGAAAGGAAGTTTTCTTTTTGCAAGGGTTGCCAAAAAATGTTTTTGTATATGTCCCCGCCGAAGGCAATGGGCTTATACTAACACTGAATTTGTTTTGATCGTTGGAGTAGATAATGGATTAGATGGCGGTTTGTGCGCTATCTCCGAAGACGGTCTTGTCATCGACAAGATTGTCATGCCCACAAAATGGGTGCTGAAGAAAAGAGAGATCGACACTACACAAATAAAGCAGTGGCTCCTTTTTTTAAACACACCGTTTTTGCTTGCTGTTGAGGAACCATTAGCGCACGCAAAGAGTTCTCAGGCGATTAGATCCATGGCTCTTTCGTTTGGTAAATTGTGCGGGATGGCTGAGACAAGCGACTTCGAAATGTGCAGAGTGTCTGTTCATAAGTGGCAAAAGAAGATGCTAGGTTTTGTTCCGAAAGGAATGACAAAAGAGAAAGCAATCAAGAGGGCGCAGCAGCTTGCTCCAGATGAATGTTGGACCAAGAATAAACGCTGCCGAAAGGCCCATGATGGAATGGTTGATGCCTTTCTAATTGCTACGTATATCTTAAAAACTAAAAAAGTTTGAAAAAAGTATTGACCCTCATTGGCGGCTAGATAGAGTGCCGACCATGAATCAACCTGATCATGCGAATCGTGGGCACGCAGAATTCAGCCCATCCCAATTAAAATACTTAGCTGGTTGCTCCGGCTATCATGGTAAAGACGGAACCTCTGCGGCTGCCGAAATGGGCACTCGCATCCATGAAGCAATCGAGATTAACGATCCGACTGCTCTGCAAAGCGAAGAGGAAGTTTCGATCTTTAATGAAATCATTTCAGATCAAACTGAATACCTAAAAAACTATCGGGAAAACAGAAGGCTTACTGAAGAGCAAGCCGAGATTGCTCTCGACATTGAACTCAACGGAACGAAGACATGGGGAACTTGTGACTACCTCTGCATCTTTGATCATGTTGATGCTGTGCTTATTGATTACAAAACAGGGATCAGTAAGATCGACACCCCTGCCAAAAATTTTCAAGCGAAGGCTTACACCGTAGGTCTTTTCCAAAAGTATCCCGAGGTGACTATGGTAGAATTTGTTTTCTTTATCCCTCAAAGAAATGAAATTCTAAGAGATTTCTTCTACCGTGAAGATCTAGATGATTTAATTTTAGAACTATCCGCTGTAGTTCTCCGTGCTGAAAAGACTCGACCTAAATGGCAAGGAGGAACTCCTGATCTAAATGATCTCACGCCAACAGTGGATTGCCGCTTCTGCCGATATGAAGACGTATGCCCCGCATTAGGAGGGCTTGTTGTCGAAGTGGCTAAGAAAGTAAACCCACACCTCCCTGATGTGGACTTGGATGAAACTGAAGATCCAGAAGTGATTGAGCAGCTATGGCAGATCAGCCGTATCGTTAGTAACTGGTCTGATAGATTTAAAAAGAGAGCCGTCAAGTTAGCGCAAAATGGCCTCGAACTACCTACCCTCCGTTTGAGATCTATGGGTAGTCGTAAAAGTATCAACGATAATAAAAAGTTTCTCGCTATCGCAGAGGATTACGGTATGTCGGTTGACGATATTATGGAGCAACTAAGCATACCATACAGTAAAGTCGCAACCGCTGTAGGTTCGAAAGGAGAACGTGGTCAGAAGAAGGCGGCAGCAGCAAACTTTAAAGATGCCTGTGAAGATGCGGGTATCATTGACGAATCAACCCCTCGCTACACCTTGACATAAGTCGAGGGGTGTAACCAAAAAAAAAAACAGAACAAAACATATGAGTAATAAAATTACTAAAGCACAAAGCACCACCCTTGCGGTCAGTGCATTCGAAGCAGATATTGAGTCAGCCGACATTGATATTCCTCGCATCAACATCGTCCAAAAGGCATCAGAGATTTATGATGCTGAGGGTAACCTAGCCCCATTTGGTAGTGTTGTTGTAGATAAAACTTGGGTCATTGCCAAAGGTGAACAGGAACTTCGGGCGATCCCCCTCGTAGCTTCGAAAGCATGGAGAGAGGATATTCCATATGACATGGAACAGTCACCTCGCATCGTAGGATCCCTCGCCGAAAAGCGTGAGCTCGAAAGAGAATCCGAGTTTAAGGTGATCGAGTTCGCTGAAATCTCACTCCTGATCAAAGGGACTGAGGATGATCCAGAAGCGTTCCCCCTTCCAATCGGCAAGGATTATTATGCTATCGGAAGAATGAACGTAGCCAAGGATGCTTATCGGCAGACTTTCAAACGCTTGTTTACCTTCAACACTTTTAATCCAAATGTTGGAATTCATACTCGTGAATGGAATTTCAAAAGCACAGCTCTTACTCGTGGCAAATATTCTTGGTATGCCCCACATCTTGCAGTCAGCTCCGATGAGTCTTCGAAAGAAGCTCAGGAATTCGTTGAACGCTTTTTAGGATAACGTCATGGAACTAGACCCAAGACACGTCATAGAGACAGAGATCAAATCTATGAAAGAGACGATCCAAAAGCTTGAGAACATTCTGATCAATACAGAAACTAGTCTCGCAGCTAATAAGATCCTCTTACAAGGATTAGAGGACAATCTGTCTGCACTCCCTGAGCAATCGGAATTTGAAATTGTTGAGGATTAAAAAGCTCGGTATTGCGGCGGGGCTATGTGCTCTGGTCATTTTCATCGCCAAAGGGTAACCGCATAAAAGCCCTTAACAATAATAGCCCTACCTCCTGACGAGTGTGCATGATTATAATCAGGGGGTAGGGCACTTTTATAAATATGTCTGAATACATTTACGCAGTCGATTTTGAGACTTACTACGACAAGGAGTGTTCGATAAGAACTCTCGGACCACATGGATATTTTTCTCACCCGAGCTTCGATGCCTATATGGTATCTGTAGTAGGAACTGATGGAACAAACTTCGTTGGTCACCCTAAAGAATTTGATTGGTCATTATTGAATGACAACATTGTCCTTTCACACAACGCATCTTTTGATGAGAGCCTATACTTGTTTGGAATAGGTAAAGGTTGGTGGGATTCATGCTCACCTAAAGAGTGGCATTGCACCGCCGACATGGTTGCGTATTGTAGATTACCCAGATCACTTAAAGGCTCTACAGCAGAACTATTTAATCTGACTGTCGATAAATCTACACGAGACAATATGTCAGGTAAGAGGTGGGAAGATATGTCTGAAGAATTTAAAGCAGAGGTTAGCGAGTATGCTTTAAAGGATAGTGAGCTGTGTTTAAAATTATGGGAAACGCTTAAAGATAAATGGCCGCTACACGAGCGGGAGATCAGCCGAGTCAATCGTAAGATCG